GCCTTTTGATAAGGATCAGGCCGGTAATTTCTCCACTGGCGCGCTAAGCACCGGCATCGGCTTCGGCGCAAACAAGGTGACAAACGTGTCAACCGGCACGGTATTCGCTACCCCGGTTCAGGCCATCAAGAACGCTGGCTTTACCGACGATTACACCCCCGGTGTTTCACTGCCCGCAGTTACTGTTGCCTTTCCAACTGGACTGGCCCCGGACGCACGCCTTACGGCCATTGGCGGAGGCAGGAATGTTATCACTGGTGGGGGCGCTACTGGACTTGGCATTTCTACTCCTAGCCCTTATGCTGTCCAGCCCCTTCTGGGTTGGGGCAACGGCGCTTCTCGGGATGGTGGGGCTGGCCCTGCTTTTACTGGCTTTGCTACGAAGATGGTGACGGCGGCGGGCGCAGTGGCGATTGGCGCGGTGATCGAAACGGGCTTCACCAATCGTTCCGATCAAGCCATGGTCCTCAACGACTCGGCCTTTGGTTCGGCAACTGCGGCTTCTGCGGCGATCACGTAAATGGCTGGCACGCTCAACGACCAGCAGTTGCAAGGCACAGGGGGGCCAACCGTCATGGATGGCCTCCTTGCCTACTATCGTGCCAATGGCGCGACTGCGACGAATTTTAATGACGCCCAAAGGCAGTGGTACGAACTGCAGACTGGGCTTCTAAATGCTGACTTCATGGCCTTCCCGGGCCTGACCGGCACGCTTAACGATCGCATGTTGCAATACTGGTCAAGTGTAAACGTCCCCGTTCCTCCGTCCTCCACCCTTCCCAACGATCTACTGTTCGCTCTTGGTGAGAAGGGGTTCTGGTTGTTTCCTGACGACCTTTCTACGCTTTTTCAGGATTCTGCGGGCACTATCCCGGTTACAACAACTGGCCAATCGGTAGGGTTGATTAAGGACAAGTCTCCGAATCACTGGGACTTCATGCAGCCCAACAACCTTTTCCGGCCCACGCTCCAATTGAACGGTAGCGGTCATAAGGTTCTTGAGTTTAACGGCATCGACCAGTGGATGGTAAGCAATGTCGTCGACCTCGCTTCCAGTCAAGTGACAGTGTTCGTGGGGCTGCGCAAGATAACGGATACGGTAGCTGGTTCAGTCATTGAATTATCGGCTACAGCCGTAACCAATAACGGCACGTTCCTTATATCGGCTCCTGCGAGCGCTGGGCAACCCACTTTTTCTTTCCGTACTCGCGGGACAGTCGGTATCACTAGAACCGCGGTAGGTTTTCCGGCTCCGGCTAGTGCTGTTCTGGTGGGTATCGCAGATATTATTGCTCCTGTGGCTGATATTCGAGTAAACGGTGTCGGTGCGCCCGGTGCAGGCAGTCAGGGAACAGGTCCGTACCTGCCTTATCAAATGTTCATGGGCCGTCGCGCCGGTACAGGAATCGCGTTCCAAGGGCAGATCAATGAATTGATCGTTAGAGGGGCTGCGACGCCCACGCCTACGGTACAGCAGTTGGAAGCCTATCTGACTGCTCAACTTTGAGGATACTCAAATGACCATCACCATCACTGTCCTGCTCATCATCGCCCTTCTCTGCCTTATTCTGGCAGCGTTCAACGTTAGTCTGAGCCCGCGCGTGCATTTGGGTTGGCTCGGATTGGCGATCGTCACCCTCGTTACGCTCGTGGAACGAGGTCTTATTGGATAGGAGCGCCCCATGCAAACCGCTGATTTTGACGTCAATGACTTCAATTCTCGTGAGGCCGGTGATAAGTCGGTCTATGTCAAGTTCTACATCAAGCCGGTCCTGAACGAGACCAAGACGGACGAGGAAGGACGGCCGATCTACGACGACAAGGAATACATCGAGATTCGCACCCCCGGCAACACTACCAATATCGTCGTCCGGCCTGTGTCGGATATGGATCGCAAGCGCTTCCGGCTGGCCTATCAGGAGTTCAAGTCCGGCGAGACTGAACAGACTGGCGGCGGCACTCCGCTGATCGAAGCTCCGTGGATTACCCGGTCACAGGTGGAGGAGCTCTCCTACCTACGGATTCGCACGCTGGAACAGCTGGCGGCCGTTGGCGACGACGTCTGCACCCGTATCCCCGGCCTGTACAAGCTGAAGGAACGGGCCAAGATGATGGCTGAGCGGGCGGAGAAGGCTGCCCCGTTCATGAAGATTCAGGCCGAGAATGATGAAATGCGGAACCGGCTGGAAACGCTGGAGAAAACCATCGCCGATCAGGCGGGGCTCATCGCCAGCCTGAAAAAGGGGAAGTAAGTCATGGCCGTCCAAGCTGATGCATTGACAATTGTAAATCAAGCATTGCAGGAGCTTGGGCTGCCGCAGGTCCCCACAATTATCTCTCCGTTCGATGATCAGACCGGTTTTCAAGTAGCCGGTCTGGTCAACATGATGGGCACGCAATTAGTCAAGTCTCATGATTGGCAGTTCCTAGAGAAGACTGCTACGTTTGTAGGGGACGGAGTGACTACTGAGTTCGACCTCCCTTCGGACTTTGGTCGGATCGTCAACCAGACCCAGTGGTCTTCCGCTAACCGGCGTCCCATGTTTGGTCCTATGTCCCCGCAGGGCTGGTCATGGGTACAATTCGGTATCGTTTCGGTGGGCGTGTACTACCGCTATCGGATACTTCGGAACAAGTTCCAGGTATTCCCGGTTCCCCCGGTCGGCGAAACGATTAACTTTTACTATATTTCTCGCGACTGGGTTTATGACCCAGTAGCCGATGTGTATAAGGACAAGGTGGAAAATGACCTTGACGAGCCAATATTTGACCAGTACCTGATGGTCTGCGGCTGCAAGTTCAAGCTGTGGAATGCAAAGGGCATGGATGCTACGGACCTAGGCAACCAACTCGCGTTCATGGTGGAGGCGGAAAAGGCTCAATCGGGCGGAGCTCCGGTTATCTCTTTGGACTCCCGGTGGGATTACCTTTACATATCTGGCCAAAATGTGCCGGACGGTAGCTGGAACGTATAATGTACGGTCTCAGACAGCCCAAACCGCAAGTCAGTCAGGCCCATTCCATGCCCGCCCCTGTGGGCGGAATCAACGATCTGGACGGACTGGCCGTGATGGGCGAGCAGTTCATGATCGACTGCATGAATTTCTTCCCAGACACCGGCTCACTTAACGTTCGACTTGGTTATCGCGAACACATTACTGGTCTAAACCTCCCGGTCAAGACCATAATGGAGTACCATGCCCTAAATGGCAACTTCCAAGTCTATGCGGCGACTGACGCTGGCATCTATTTCATCAACCCATCTGCTGATGCTCCGGCTCCGGTCAAAGCTTCGACCAACGGACAGTATGAGTACGTCAATTACTCAACGCCCGCTGCTCACTATCTGGTCGCTGTAAACGGTCAACAGTCCGTCCTGTGGAATGGCACGGCATGGATTGACTTTACGCTAGTCGCTACGCCAGTTGCCCCCGGCGAAATCAAAGGTGTCAATCCGAACCTGTTTACCAGCGTGCTGGTGCATAAGGGCCGCCTGTGGTTCACCACGGCCGGTTCGATGACTGCATGGTACCTACCGATCGATTCGGTGGGCGGTGAGGCTAAGCCATTCTTCCTTGGTAGCCTGTTTAAGCGTGGCGGCCGGTTGAGTACTCTCGAACGTTGGTCGGTTGACACTGGCGAAGGTTTGGACGACCGCATCCTGTTTATCACGACAGCGGGCGAAATCGCCTCCTATTCCGGTGATGATCCATCTAACGCCGCCGACTGGCAACTAGATTCCACCTATTTTGTCGGAGCTCCGCTCGGGCCTCGCGCCACAGCTGATTATGGTGGTGATGTTATCATGCTGACCCGGCGCGGTCTGTTGCCGCTCTCCACTTTGGTGCAGGGTTCCATTGATCAGGTAATGTACTCCAATGTGCTGACTCGGCGAATTTCCCGCACGGTTAATCAGCTTACGCGCCCTACTACTCAACCATACCCGGTTGAAGTCAACTTCCATCCGAACTTGACGGCTGTAATCATAAACATCTACGACTGGATTAACGATAGGAAGATTCAGCTCGTGATGAATGCTCTCACCGGGGCATGGGGCAAATGGGATTGGCCGGTCCGCACAATCAAGAGCGTAGATCGAACGATCTATATGGGTACGGATGATGGCCGGGTGCTGCTCGTTGCTGGCACCATCGATAACGTGCTGAGAGACGGTACCGGTGGCGACCCGATTGAAAGCTATGTGTTCGGCGCTTATTCGTATCTAGGCGATAACACATCCAACAAGCACGCCAAATTCATGCGACCGACCTTCCAAACGGAGGTAAAGCCGTCGTTCGTGATGCGTGCGCTCCCGGACTTCCGACTCGACCCGTTCCTGCAGCAACCCGCGCCAAGTTTGGCTAAGGGTAACGCCAAATGGGACCTGTCCTTCTGGGACCAGACCAATTGGGCTGGTCTAGAGCAGGT